GTAAGCCCTTCCCGAAGGGACTTGGGCCATATTAGGATTAGAATGGGTACACCTACGGCTAACAGCACCGAGAGTATTAACTCGACCATGAATACGACTATCCTTTCCAACCATCTTGAGCCATGCGTTCTTGCCATCAGCAAGCTGGCCCCTGAGTTTTACAACGTTAAAGTAGTGAGCAAGGATTTTACCCTCTGGAAAGTCTAAGTCTTCCAGAACACCTTCGTTGATGATCGGTGTGCCCTTCTCTGTGTGATCCTTTGGCTTCCAGCCGTAGACCTCGGACAGCCACCGAGCGATGTGTTGGCGGCTTGATGGGTTGAAGCTGACCTCTTTGTAGTAGCCCCACTCACCATCGTCATTGTAGTGACAACCAAGAGCCTCCTGCGTCAGTAGAACCTGTGACTTTTCACCGTTCTGTTTGTAGGCGACCTTTGGGTATGGTTTCGGCGTCCACGTTTTGAGAGGCGTGAAGGTTTTGAATAGCTCAGCCTCTGCTCGGTCAACCTCTTCGATCAACTCTACGTGCAGCCTCTCTGCTGCCTTAACGTCGAAGTAGACACCATACTTCTCTTGGCGGCTGATGATACGTGCAAAGCTCTGTTCGAGCCAGACAGCCTCGTCAGGAATTTCACGGGTCAGTAGCTTCTGATAGAGAGCGTAGGTAACCTCGGCATCCTGTCGGCAGTATTCGACCATCTCTTCGGTCAGAACCTCCCACTGCTCAGCATCGGCACCAAACTCACCCTTGAGCTTGCGTAAACGATACCCCCACGACTTGAGGCTGTGAGAACCTTTTAGCTTCTGCGGTACAGACTTTCGGTTAGCGTCCTGAAAGCCAATGTTAGGAAAAGCCAAACGGCTCATGATCAACGTATCGCGACACCGAGTGAGAACTGGATAGCCCAGCTTCTCTAGGGTTGGTAAGTCGAAGTTGATAATATTGTGACCAACAACAATATCGACGTTGTTAAGGATGTCAATGCCTTCCTTGAGGCTTCCAGCGCTGCCCTTGATGGGTCGGCTGGTGTATACACGTGTAGGACCATCGTCTAGTTTGATGGAAATACAATGCAACTCTGTGGTCTCTTCATAGAGGCCGTTTGTTTCGATATCAAAAATCGCTATCGTCACTATCGTCTCCTGTTGCTTCTAGTTCGAAGAATCCATCAAGCTCGTGAACAAGCCCAGTGTCACGATCATAATAGAAACCTACTGTTTGTCCTGTTGCGGAACCAGAGAAGCGATCCTTAAGCACTCGAATGAGGCCCTTGTTTCGTTCGTCTTTGTCCTCATGTTGTGTGTTGCGTTCGATACCAAGCATGGCATACGACCACCGCATGATTGCCCGTGAACCTGTGAACTGTGCCTGTTCTGTCTTGCCGCCACTTTCATGAGCTGGGCCTGACTTAGGTGGATTGAGGTGAGACACAAGCAGTACCCAGATGTCGAGCTCTTTAGCAAGTGTAGCTACCTCAGCCATAAGACCGTCTAGGTTCCTACGTTCGTCACTTGCGTGAGCGTTGAGAGCGGTCAGGTTGTCGATGTAGAAGATACGAACATCGTAGTTGTAGTTCATGTAGCGTATCTTCTCTTTGATCGTGGGCCAATCATTAGAACCAAAGTTGTCAAACATATACAGGTGATCCTGCATTGATGCCGTGGTCTCTTTGAGGCTCTCAGGGTCAACCTTGGAATCTGGAAGATGGTAGTGTTTGCCATCCATTTTACCAGCTACCCGTAGGATGGTCTCCTTGACACTCTGTTCGAGCATAAAGCATCCTACTTTCCAGCCACGCTGTACATCGAAGGCGATCTGGCTCATGACGAAGTCTGTCTTACCGACACTCACACCAGCACCTACTGTGATGACCTCACCGAAACGGCGACCATACAGCAACTTGGTGAGCGCCTCTGAGTGATACTGAAAACCAATCTGGATGGGCTCAGCGATTGTATCGATAAGGTCGAGTGGTGTGACAATGTCGTCAGGCTTGTAGCGCTCAGCGTTATAGAAGGCGTTCATAACACCAGCCTTGCCCTTGTACATCAACACCTCATTGGCGTCCTTGTAGTCGGTCAGGCGAATGATCCGAAGCTTCTCAGCAGGAATGAGGTTAACAACGTCATTAACTGCTTGTCGTCCAGCATCGTCATTGTCGAACCAGATGTATACCTCTTCGTATCCATTGATCCATTCAATGTGCTGAGCGATCTCTTTCTTGGCTGCATTGGCACCGTTCTTAAGCGAGATGACAGGATACTTCCCGTCAACCGCAGTAGCATATGATAGAGCATCGATCTCACCCTCGGTGATCACCAGCTTCTTACCAGTGTTGCCCCAGAGGTGCTGACCGAACATCATAGATGCCTTAGCGTCACCAATGAACTTAAAGTCTTTGTTCTTGTAGCGGAGCTTCTGACCTACCTGCTGCTTTTCTTTGTCGTAGTAGTTGGCGATCTGAACCTTGTTACCGCTCTTGTCTACCCCGTAGCCATAGTTGAACTTGCGGCAGATATCCTCAGGGATTCTGCGGTTTGAGATGTCTTTGTATTCATAACTCAGAAGGTCCATAGCCACAGCCTTGCTACGTGTTTGCGGTGCGGAGGTTCCATCCACATCTTTAGTCCAAGCACCACATTTGAAACAGGTGGCAGTGCCGTTAGAATACACAGCATTGGCGTCAGAAGAGCCACACACAGTGCACTCAGTGTGATAGAGAAACTCGCTTTCAGTCTGTCCATAGTCCAATGTCATCCTCCACGCTTAAACCTTCCATCATCTCTTCTTCGTAGTATTTGAAAGCCACCTCGGTAGCCTCTGCGTAGTCTAGCCAATCGTACTGATACATAAGCTCACTACGAAGCTCTCGAATGACCTCATTCACGCTCCGCATTATCGATCTCCTCAATTTTAACATCACAACGGGGATTGTCTTTATCGATCCCACCATACTCAAACTTGATCTCAGGAACGTAGTTGTAGTTGTCGTCTACAAGTATCTCGAACTCGACCAAGGCGTCCATTGTGAATTTAGATATAACGGTTCCAATGTTATCAACATCGAAGGCTCTCTTAGTTGGGTAGAAGATGCTGTAGGTGATCCGCACAGGACCACCCACAGGCTTTAGGTTGCGAATGTCTTCGGCAACTGTGATCTTAAAGAGCTTCTTAAGTTGATTGTTCAATTGGAACTGCCAGTTACGGTAGCCGTTAAGGTTGAGGTAGTGCACCTTCTTTTTGTTGATGCCTACCTCTAGCCTAATCGGAACACTCAGTTCCTGAACCGTCATTAGAAGTCGTCTTCGTCATCGAACGAGTTGTCACCAGAGACTTGGTCGGTCTCGAAGCCGTCCTCATCATCGAAGTCGTCGCCGCCACCACCGTACTCTACAAGGTCAATGATCTGCATCTTGGACCAGATGTGAGAGATGCCGATAGTTTTTGTAGAGGCCATGTAGTAGGGGTTAGCGTAGCTCACCAAGCGGATCACAGAGCCATTGCCAACAAGAGGAGCATCCTTGCCCAGCTTGTTCTTCTTAGCGTCTACGACGATGATCTCGGTGCTGTCACCACGTTCCTTGCGGTCTTCTAGGTCTTTGAGTTTGAACTTGAAGATACCGTTACCAGTAGGAACGCCATTGTCGTTAAGCTCTTCGGTGTATACTGGAGCCTTACGGATACCGTTGGATTTCACAGGCCCAAGGGTCTCGACGGTCTCGTTGTAGGCGATGTCTGCGATCTTCTCCAGCTTCTTGATGTATTCCTGAACGGAAGGATCACTCAGATCACAAATCAAGTTGGTAGAGAACTCACCCTTAGCATTGTACTTAGTGTCAGGTTCTTTGAACTTGCACCAGTTTGCTTGACCTTTCGGTGAGGTGATGTTGATGCCCTTAACTGCGAACGGTTTGTTGTTGTTAGCCATTGTATGTCTCCTTTTGGCTTGCTGTCTTAAAGCATCTCTAAGATGCTCTAAAGATATTATAGTTATTATTATTATAATAACAACTAGAGATGTCTCTAAGATATCTTAAATATCTTTGGAGAGCTTTTCTAATATGTCCGTCTATTGAAAGTTAGCTGAAGATGTACTCTGCATCAGCTACCTCGGACAAGTCTAACGTGTTTAGCATTACCTCCTGTGGTGATACCTCGTGGTTAGGTCTAACTTGAGAGACGAAGCTTGTCAAAGGGTCTGTCTCAAAGAGCTCTATGAAAGTCTCTCTAACCCTTTTGTTCAAGTTAGCTACGTGTGTAACAGGAACACCAAAGCTGTCGTGGATCATGTGAAAGTCCCTACAGCCGTCAGAGTGTAGTTTTTGAACAGTCATAGACAACAGAGCAGCATCTAAGCTGTGTACAAAGTTAGGTGCGATCCCGTTCTGCATCTTAAGGCTATCAATGCTGGGTAGGTTTGACATGATAGAGAGCTTACCAATAGGTGTGTTGATCCTCTCCACCCGCTTTCTGTGTATTTTCTGCAACACAGGAAAGTTTGTAAGAGGTGCCTTGTAAAACACCCAATCACCATCCTTTACTGTAGCTCTGGTAACATTCCGTAGATATTCCTGACCAACCTTAGCACCCTTAACAACAGCTGTGATTGCTCTGTCGTTCAGCTTGGCTATGAAACGAGCAACAGCCCATGTCTCGCCAATCCAGAACCTGTTGTTTGAGTTTTCTAAGTCTTTAAGGACGTTAGTCACCTGATCAACCATACCGCTCTGAGTGACACTGTAGGGTGTTGTCATCACGTTCTGCTTAACCATTGCCCTAGTTATCTTGTTCTTAAGACTATCCGCTATCGGTGTTGTATCTACGACAACAAGATCACCGTTACTCTTCTCATACGATAACTGTTTCTCGTAGTCACCACTAAGAAGATAACCGTTAACCTTGTTGGCTACTTCTTGGTAGATATCCTTCCTATCTTTACCGACGACATTCACCGCCTCAGCCCCTTCTCTGTCCAGCAAGAGGCCAGAGTAGATTTGGATGCCGCTACAAGTAGCGTCCAGAGCCACTGGGAGGCGGCTTAGAAAGCCATCTCGGTCTTTCAGGTAGTCGGAGTACTCAAAGCACCAAGCAAGCCACAGGAAGGGCTCGTCTGCGTCTCCCCAGATCGTATGGTTACCCATCGGGTTTTCGGCTACTGCAATCACATCATCTTTCATGGCCTCCATTTTTGCAACACGCTCGGCGTACGGTATCTTGTCGTACCCATAATAGTTTGCACCATTAACCATAAACCACTTGTAACTCTCTTCGTCATCGATTGGGTAGCCGTTCGAGAACTCCAAGAGTGCCTTAACCCAGCTAGTGCCTTGCGGCTGTAGGTGTTGCTGGATCGGATAGATGCGCCCCCTAAAGTCGTATTGATAGCTGAAAAACATTTCAGTCTCATAAAGGTATTCCCTAGCCTCTGACAGAGCAAGTGCTAATAGAATTGCCTTACCTTTGTTTGACTGTAGGTTGTCTTTCACATCCTGTAGGTCTTTGTAGTAGCGGGCATATGCCTCCTTATCTACAATAAAGGCTTTACCGTTTTCACCCTTAACCACATCACTACCGTAATTGTACTCGTTCAGGAGGTCGGTGGCTTCTAGGTCATATTTTACAGGGAGGCCCCCGATAAGCTTTGGGTTTGTTCGAGGCATGGTAGGGTCTTCGATTGAATTGTCGAAAATCTTATCCATTACCGCAAACACACGGCTGTTAACTCTCCATGATGTTCCTTGGAGAATATTAAGGGTATCCGTGATACACTGGTTATCTACTTTATCTAGATACCCAGACAGAAGCTTTTTGGATGCGCCGTGGGCCTTGATGAGCTCGTTTTCGTATATGTCCTCTCTCTGATAACCCCCGCTGCCCTTAAAACCTTTCCAAGGCTTAGGTTGGATTAGGTGAATAGGAAACTTACGGTACTCGTTAAGTAGGATTTCACGGCTCTGAAGGACCATTGCATAGCATTCAGGTGTGAAGGTTACGTGCTTAGCTTTCTTAACCTTGGTGGTATACACCCACTTGGTTTCGATTATGTTAGCGCCGCTTGCCTCTACTAGGCCAATCAACGTTGCCCCTAGATACACTGTGTCAGACGTAAGTTCTGGAAGAGCTAACTCGTTCTGACTAGCAACGATCTTTAGCTTCTCTTTTGTCCTAAACTCTAGGCTCCTATGCTTGAAGCGCTTATCAACAAAAGCACTAAAAGTGTTATCGGAGGCGTCTAGGCGTCTAACCTTTATGGTGTCGTAAACAGAGCGGTTGATTGCCCGTGCCAACTCCGTTGCGGACACAATGCCAGTTATGCTCATCCTACGCACAATCTCTGTGATCAGGATAAACGCAAGGTCTCTTGGTTTCTCTGAAAAGTCAGCGGCTATAAGTTTCCTGATAGCTGCCTTCTTCCCTCTTAGGTCAGCCGCAAAATACTCCGATATCTTAGCGGAGACTAGGTCGATGTTTGTTAGGAGGATCAAACGTCCCTCCAACAACTCATCAGCAGCGTTACGTTTAATGGTCTTATCGATTACACTACGGAGACGGGCATAGGAACCGTCAAGCGCTGCCTGTTCAAGTTCTAGTTGTCGCTGTAGTTTTTCATCTGTCATTCGAAGCCTTTCGGGAACATTTTATGCTTGGCCTTGATGTAGTCACCTACAATACCAGATCGGACGATATCGTTCTCATCGAAGTGATTGAAGTCGAACCTGTTGGTCATCTTCTCGACAACCTGTAGGAACTTTTCGATGTTCTTTTCAGATACCTTCGTGAAGTCTCGCTGTAGGATATCACCACAGATCATGATCTTACTGTTGCTGCCGATACGTGTCAGGACGCTGTCAGCTTCGTGGGCTGTCATGTTCTGGAACTCATCGACAATCACAATAGAGTTATCAATCGTCAGACCCCGAATAAACGAGGTAAGCATGAAGCGGATACCATCGTGCTTTGTGAGAACCTCGTAGGCATCGTCTCGGTGAAACAGTTCCGAGCAAATGCTGCGGTAAGGTAGC